CCTTCAGAAATCCACTGTTGAATTTCTTGATAGTCTTTGTTTGCTTCGTCTAATGGCACAGCCCATCTAGTACCATCTTCTTTAACTACAAGATAGCCTCCGAACTCACCATAGTCATATTTTTTTTCTACACTAATAAACATAATTATAACTCCGCATCTGCTTGTATTCCGTTTGCATTATAGATGTGACATCCATCTCCTGTACTGCCATTAGTAGCAGTTGAACCATACCTAGCATGAGCTTCTGTTGTCCAACCACTAGTAGATGCTGAAACTGTAGCTGTGTCAGAAGTTTGCATATTTCTTAAAGTTACATCTGACATCGTAGGAGTTGCTCTTTTTATAACTTTAAAATAAACAGAAGTTCCTGAGTAATTACCTTTATTTGATGCTGATAGTCCTGGATAATCAGCAGTCATTTGTTCAAAATATCTTTGACATCTTCTTAAATTTACATCAACAGGCAAGAATTCAAAATCAGATGCAGATGTTCCAGCTTCTAATTGTACTCCTGTAACATACCATTCGTTTGATGTGCTATCTGCAAGATTGACTTGACCTACTGCTCTGTTTGCATTTGTATTTGATGTCCAAGTTGTTGATAATGTTCCACCAGCAAAATCACTTCCAGCTCCTAACCAAAAATAACATTCTAAACTATTATTTGCATCATTTCCAAACGCACCAGAAGTATCTCCAGCAAAAGTTAATATTTTCTTTTCCCAAGTATCAGCAGAAGATATTGTGTAGCTTTGAGAAATTTGTCTTGAATTATCATTATCATAAAGTTCAGCTATATAAGTTCCTGTTTTATTTGACCTTACCCAAAAAGAAAATGTTAAACTTTCAGCACTTGAAGTTCCTTTTTTAAGATACTGTAAATTTTGACCTTCTACTTTTTGTCTTATAGATAATTTATCACTTGCTGATGGAGAAGCATCTGCTGTTGTGCAATCCATTTTTAAAGATGTTGCAAAACCTTGACCAGTTGGAACTTCAGTTGATTGTGATTGTGTCCATGTACCTAAACTTGATGCTACTGTTTGAAATCTATCTACTGTGTAATAACCATTTGAAGTTATAGAAGCAGTTGAAGTTGCTCTTTGAGCAGCACTCATGTCACCATTAATAATTATGTTTCTAAAATTTGGTTGGTTTGTGTTTGTCGCTAGTCCTGCCGATTCTATTTTATCTATTGCCATATTATTCTCCTATTAATGCTTGAATCTCATCATCATCAAGACCTAAATCTTTTAACTTTTGTTTGCCTGATGCTTTTTTATTTTTTTTTGTTTCTTTTGCATCTATAGAGGCTTGTATTTCTATCTCTGCTTGTGCTTCTTCAGCGTCTCTAGCAGCTTCTTCTTCTGCTGTAAATTGTATTCTTTCTCCATTAACTATTTTATATCTTGACATAAATTCTCCTATTTCGTTATACCATAACAAGTTATTGAGCTTCCAATACTCGCATCTCCTGTACTAAAGAAAAATTGAATTCCATCAGTAGCTTCAGCATTTAATCTTTGACCACCACCATTCATAAGTGCTGGATCTCCATCATTTCTATGTCCTTTAAAATTAACAACTGTTTTTGTAGATGAATTTGATGGATATAACAGTGTTAATTCCCCATGATATGCGTTTGCAAAACTATTATCTGTTGCATCAAATAATCTTATCTGAGCAGCACCATTTGAGTTAGTTCCACTGCCCGAATCGTTTATATAAGCCCAACCATAATCTGAGGAACCAGAATTAAATGATCCACCATCTGATAATCTTACTTGAAGATAATCATTATCATTTTCTGGACTAGCTAATATAGTAAAATAATATGCATCATAAGTTGATGTTATAATAGAACTATCAAAAGTAATAAGTGTGGTAGCACTACTTAATGTTATGGTTGATAATTTAGTCAATCCTGGTGATGATTTAATTAATGAGTAATCAAGTCTTTTTAATGTTCCAGCATCTGATACTAAAAATTCATCTGTGTCTGCTGGTTCACTAGCAAGTGCTGTTTGACCAGAAATAATATCATCATTAAGTTTTGCAGCAGTAACTGAATCTGCAGCTAATTGTGATGCAGCAACAGATCCTGCAGGAGCATTGACTGTCCCTACAGCTTTACCTAAAAATACACAATACATTTCATCAGTGCCATTTGTTAATGCCGCTGATAATGTAAGAGTTGTGCCTGATGCAGTATACGCTTTGCCAGCTCCCGGCTCTTGTACTACGTTATTGATTACAAGTCTGATATCGTTTTCGTTAGTAACACTATTTGATAGAGTGTACGCAGTTTGAGAGTTTACGATTGTAAATACCTGTTTCTCAAAACTTATAAAGCTTCGTGCTGGTGCGTTTCCTAAATAGGCCATGAATCTCCTTACGTACTAATTGCATCGACAACAGACATCCAAACACTTAATGAACTTGCAGTG